ATTGAGAATATATTGTGCCATCCATAGGACTACTTGCTGTAACTTGCATTTGATAAGATACAGAACCTGTAGTAGTTTGTGATATATTAAATCCATTACCTTCTCCCACATTTTGTATTAAAATATTTCCACCTCCTGTGGTTTCAAACATTGAAGCACTAATTAAATCATATCCTCCTATACTAAAAGTACCTATTAAATTGTAAGTATCAAATACTTTATTAAATCTATTTTGGTTAAATCCTGATAATGAACTAAATGATGGGGTTGGTGCTGTAGGAGTACCAAATACAAATTTTAATTTATTTCCTGTAAATGAAACTGCTACATTAGGATCAAAATTTTGTACATCTATGTCTTGAATAATTTGAGCAGGATTAGATTGGTATGTTATATCACTTCCACCTCCACCACTTCCACTAATAGCAAAATCTGTTCCATTTATTCCTATTGTAGTTAAAGATGGAAGACCAGTTCCCCCAGGGTTAGCTATAACATTTGTCCCACCTCCTGAACCTGTGTCTATAGTTACAGGAAAAGTAGTACCGTTTCCTTTAGTAAATGTTATAGTATTATTAGATACAGATGCAGTTGTTAAAGAATCAGCTGAGCTAGCTGATGTAGCTATTGGGACTAAAAATTGCTCATTATTGCCTTTAGTAAATAAAATACCTTTATCATTTGCAGATGCAGTTATTACAGCGTCTGCTGATGTACTTCCAAAAGAACCTACTGCAGTATTATCTAAGAATCTTATTTGAGACATGATGTTTTAATTTACCATTATAAATATTAATAACTTAATAACTATTTTATCCTTTTTTTATATTAGTTGACGATATTTCTCCATTAGGATTTCTTCTAGTTCTTCCATCAGAAGTTACTGTTGGGTTTGCTTCATATCTTTGGGGAGGTGAATTAGTTTCCATAGCAAATATAATTTTAGATTTACTATTATATTTTTTAATACTTTTTAAATCTTTTTGAATAATATCAGGAACAATATACCCATACATTTTTAATTAAAATGTACCCTGTACTAATCTTTCTTGACTTTGTTGTAATTCAGTTACAGTAGCAAAACTATCTATTCTTGCTCTAAATTTAAATCTTTCAGGATTACCCCAATAAGAATCTGAAGCATAATTTATTGCTTCAACTATTTTATTAAGTTGTTCTACATAATATGTTTGTATAATGCAACTGTAAGTTAAATTGACATAATCTGGTACTACATTAGCTATATATTGTTTAGTTGGGATTTTATTATTAAGTATATTAAAATTACTGTAGAAGTTTTTGTCATTATATGATTTTTGCCATGAAGTATATAAATTAGGCATGTTAGAATCTAACTTATTTGCTAAAGATCTGTTTTTATCTAATGAATCTCTTTTAAATACTATTATAGGCATCATAATAGCACCTTTTTTATCTCTTAAATATGCATCTTTTTGTATTGATTTCCACCTTTCAGGTGAACCATACATAATAGGAACAGGTATACGTTCTCCATTTTGTATTACGGATGGTTTAATAACATTGTTAAAGTAATACATTATAGATTCATCAATGTCTTTTAACCCTACTGTGAATGGTTTAATAGTATCACCTTTAAAAGACATTTGTTCTGATCTATTAAAAGGAATATTAGCCTGGTTATCTGGTGAAAATTGACCTTGTTCAGCTGCATCATTAGGATTACCATATTCAGAAGAATAAGGAGTATTTAAGCCTTTTGAAATTTCTTTTTGGGATTTTGGTATTGGTTTTCTATAATAATTTTCAGCCATTTATTCTTGCTTTTTCTATTTGTACTTTATCTGCAGGAGTATAGTGGGTTTTACATATAATAGACATATTACTACCAAAATTTTCTAGTCCAGGGTTAATAGGATTTTCTGCATAGTTATATCTAGGATCTTTTCCTACAAAATATTGGTTACCTATTATATCATCTACTTCATAGTATCCTCCATAATACATTATTATATCACCTACTTCAGGTTCTAAATCTGCACCAAAATAATCTCCTTGATCATAATTTTTGTTAAAATCTAAATTTCTTTGTAATAAATCATCACGTAAAAATTTAAAATCAACATTTCTATAATAACGTACACCAAATTCGTCATCTGGGTAAGATTCAGGTTGATGGTCAATTAAACAACTTAATAGCACAGGTGGATAATAATATTTAGAACCTGCGGATTCACCATAAAGGTTTACTTTAGTTTCATCTAGTTTAAATTTGTAGTAGGCACATTCTTGAGAAATAATATCACCTATTAATTCTCTATTTATATGTCTTAAAAGACTTATATCACGTTGACTACCGTATAAAGCCATATTATGCTATGTATATTGTATAAGGAACTTTATTTAATTCCTTTTCTAAATAATCTCCTTCTAATGCTCTATTTTCCATTAATTTAGTTCTGGAAGTTTCATCAAAGTATCCTCTTAATCTTTCTATTAATGCATTTTTATCAGCTGTAGCTGATGATAATAAATCTTGTTGGTTTAGTGTTACTTCAGCATCTGGTATTGGAACTGTTGTGTATTTTCCTCTAATATAACCTAACATTTCTTTAGAGATTGCTAGAGCATATTCAAATATCCATTGTCTACCTATGGAATTTATTTCATTGTAATTCGGATTAGCATATGGAACGTTAGAAACATCAGTAATTTTATTAGTACCGTCTTGGTATGGGTCATTACGTTCAGATTCTAAAATATATTCAAATCTTAAATAACCACAATCTGCGCCTTGACCTGTACTACTGTCAGTATAATTACCCCCTGTAGATGGTATAGGGAATACTCTTAATCTATTATTTACTAATTCAAATGTATAATTTGACCTTCTAATGGTGTCATTTAACTCAATTGCCTGTATTACTTGTAAATCATAATTTAAAGGCATCATTAAGAAATTAATAGCTGGTGAGTAACTTCCCCAACCAAATGAATCCATTAAATCAATCATACCAGTACCTGTACCTGCATATGGGTCAAAATATCTTGTAATTGCAGGGGGTGCTTCATAAAATACTCTTTTTAATTCTATTCTATCTCCATCGGCTATATTAATATTTTCTTTAGCCCATGCATCCATATCATAATCTTGTTGCATGTGTTTTAAAGGTAAAGAACCATTATAATAAGGAACAGTTCCACCTACACCTGCTTCTTCACCATACTGTTGGGAAATTCTTACTAATCCTGCTAAATTAGGTTTTAATATTTTATTATTAATTTCAACAAGCGAAGATGCTCCTTCTAAAGATAAATAATTTTCTCTTACCCTAAAAGCATATAATTCATTTCCATATGTAGTAATTGCTTCTTCAAATGCTGTAAAAAAAGAACCTGATTGTAATTCTACTTCAGCTAATGGATAACCCAGTCTTTGGGCACAAAAATTAGCTACTTTATTAGCATCTACTTGAAAATCAGTTTGATTATCATAAAATCCAAAAGGTGTTTGACCTGGTGCAAATGTTGATTTACCTGTCCAAATTGGAATATTCATAGTGTTTTATTATAAATATTAAAAAAGGGATTCCCAGTTAGAGAATCCCAATGTTAAAATTTTTAAATTAATTATACTGCGCTCCCCGTAAGTAATAAATGTCCTGAATCGTTAATAGTAAATGCATATCTTGTACCATTAGGAGATAACATTTCAAAACTAGAACTAACAAATGATGCTGTTAAAGCTGTAGTAGCTGATGATACAACCCCATCCACATTTGCTCCTGCTACATAAGATGCTGTAGCTACAGACATAGAAGCTGTAACTGAACTGCTAATAAATCCTAAAGCATCTATTTGAGCTGAACTTGAAATTACACCTGCAGGTAAAGTAGCTGTTATACCAGTTATATTAGTACCATCACCTTTAAATGAACCACTAAATGATCCGGAAAATGAATTTGCTATAATTGATCCTGTTATGTTTTGGGATCCTGTAAAATGTCTAAAATTGTCGTCTAGTTCTTTTATCGTTAATGCTGAACCTTTTACTGATCTATAAGTTAATGCCATTGTATTTTATTTATAAATATTATGAAGAAGCAACAAAATACTCAATTTGGGAATTTGATCCTGATGCTTTTGCTTTTATTGTATCAAAGTTAATAAATGATGAATAATATGTTTCATCTACATAACCATCATCTACATAATCTCCTGCTTGTGAAGCATTAAATTCTGCATTTCCTAACATGAATGTCTTTTTAGGTTCTAGTTCAAATAAAACACTTTCTTCATTAGTTTTTTGAATATATAATTCAACTGGGTTTGAACCTGATATGTGTGTTATCCTAATATATTTTGTATCTTGTTTAACAAACGAACCTGCTACTTGTTGAGGTT